CTTCCAGAGGAGACATTACACGGACATCCTGCACGGCCAAGCCTTTTGGCACACGCGGATTGTCTTCGGAGTGCGTCAGCTCACGGCGCACAGACTGATGTACTTTCTCATGCATGCCGTCATGCATCTGGGTGTACGATACCCCTTCGCAGATGCGAGGGTTAAACGGTACGACACGTCCAGAGTCGACCAGCTTACGCATTGCCTTACCAAAGTGCATTTTTATTTCCCTACATCAAGCCTATTATTGTCGCACCCAACACCAACAACGAGGGTATCACTTTCAGTGCATCTGAAGCGCCTTTCCGTACGGTGCTTCGCTCGTCGTAGATGTCATCCCGTACAGCGGCTTTCGACTTGAGGTCAAACTCTTGCGAACGGAAGTTGGCTTCCTGCTCTTTCGAGCGCAACGACAAAAGTTCTTTCTCATAAGCGATGTCCGCTGCTTTGCGTTTGTATTCGAGGTCCAGCTCGGCTCTTTTGTCTTCCAACCCCGTCTCGGCTTCATGAACAAGCGTTTTGAGTTTTCGTTGTAGCTCATCCACCGCAACACGATTGTCTCGCCACTTCCATTGCCGAGCAGCCTCCACCTGCTCGAAGGCTCGCAATGGTGTTAGCGGGTCATCAAAGTCAAAGTGGATTCGGTTTTGTTCTACGTTTTCTCCTCCGCACACAAATAAGTAGATGCCAGGTTCGTACATCACCGAACGTATTGGCTGAACTTCTATCAGAGATGAATAATACCTTACCCATCGCTTTAGAACCATGTCTTCATGGGGTTGTACTACCGCTACCCGTAGCTGGAACTGCTGGGCTAGCGCTGGTTTTGTTTCCAGTATCTCTCGTCCCATACGGAACGGTTCAAGGGACAGTGCTGTGGCGAGACGTTGGATAATCAACGTTTCTCCCCGTAGCAGTCTCATGAGGTCCGCACCCTCAACAACATACCGCACGGTGGACTCTCCCGCAGATGTTAACTCACTCATTGCCTGCCGGTACTGAGCAGGGGCGAGTGTGTTCTCTGACAACCCTTGGAATCCACCGTACCGCGTTCCAGCGCGATACGTGACGTAAATAGTGAACCGATTAACTGGCGCAAACTCAGAGTCCGGTAGGACTATGAAATGACCACCGCTGGGCTCCGTGACGTAGATCGGTAGGCCGGTCTCGTTTACGTAGAGCATGCTCTTGGTCACATGGCCGGAGTTAATCGGACGATTAGAGATACTTGGAGCGATGTCGATGTTCACTCTCTCCATTATCCACCCGATTCAAAACTACAGATGTTCACGTAATAACATCTATCTGTATTTCTTTTCAGATGGGGTCAGCATACCTTCCGCCGCATGCGTAATAAAAAGAAAAACTACCACTCCCCGAAGGGAGTGGTAGCTCTAACGCTTAAAACCGAAAAGCTTACGGGGTTACCGGAGGCACGGTTTGGTCCTGGACGGAGGAGACCAGGTAAGCCAGCTTCTTCGCAACCAGGTCGGTAATACCCTTGATCCACAGCAGGCCGGTGATCGGTGCGTGGTTGATGTGGGCGTTACGCGGCTGAGCGGCCAGCTCTTTGGAGGTGGCGCCGTTACGCTGGATGTTGATGTTGGTTACCATGATCGGAGACCAGAAGTGGTTACCCCAGTTCAGGACGCAGTACGCACCATCTTCGACACCCGGAACCTTCAGCATCCACTGCAGGCGACGTGCGACGGTCTTGGTGGCCTTGTCCTCTACGCGCCAGCGGTCATCGTTGGTGGTGATGACTTCGTACTCGTAGCGATCACCCAGCAGACGGGTCTCACCCATTTGCAGCAACAGCATGGCAGCAGTCGGCTCATCGGTAGCGATGATAACCTTCGGCAGCGCAGACGGGTCTGCAGAGATCAGACGCATGGACTGGATGTAGCGGGATTCCTGAACGGCACGAGTGACTTGGTCACCCAGGCGCTGCATCAGGGCCTGACGGGCGTTGATCAGCGCGTCTTTGGTTTCCAGGGACTGAACAACGTCACGGACGTTGAAGTCTTCTTCGCTGTACCAGCAGCCAACCCAGTGACGACCCAGACCGCGGATGGCCGGACGATCGTAGGCGGTGATGCGCGCGGCATAGCACTGCTTGATCTGTTCGGTGTACGCGATGGTCTGGCCAACGGCCAGCAGCTCGTTACGGATGTTGATCGCAGAGACCAGGTCATCCAGACGCTCGGTGTCGTTGTACTCGGTGTTGATCGGCTGCTTGGTCATCATCGGGGAGCCGTACTGGAGCTTGTAGTTCTCCTGTTCCCAGATCGGGTCGAGCATCAGGCCTTGGGACCGACGGTTTTCGTTGGTCCGGGTGGCGTCGAGTTTCCAGCCGTACATCTCGATAACCAGGTTATCGGTCAGGGTCTTGATGGAACCTTCGATCGGCTGTTCGATACCGGCATCGTCGATGACGGATTCGATGTCCAGGTTGTGGCCGGAGATGATCAGCTCACCGTTACGTTGACCGGTGGTGAACAGGGACATGGTCACGGTCATGGAATAACGAACAGTCAGCTCTTGCTGCTTGAACGCGGCCATGGCAGCCAGTTCCAGACCGTCACGGTCCAGGGTTTTGCCTGACAGGCTGTGCAGGGTGTGGCGGAATTGCAGCACCAGTTCGCGACCGTCACCTTCAGCAGGACGCTGGAAGGAGGCGAATTGCATGTCACGGGTGATGACTTCAACCAGCTGACCGGCAGCCAGTGCCTGACCCTTCTCGCGAACGGACAGCAGCAGACGACCCAGGGATGCACCCGGGGCGACTTCGTCGGTTTCGTCGTAACCGGCCTGAACGATACCCGGGTGGGCAGCCAGACGGAAGACGTTGAACTTCTTCTGGGTGAAGTTCAGGAAGTTGGTCGGATACTCGGGCACACGACCCAGGCGGGCAGAGGTGTTGGCCACGACAGCGGGGTCAACGAAGAACTCGGCGTTCTTGCCGTCTTCCATGCGGTAAGGAACGATACGGATAGCGTCGTCGTCCAGAACCTTGTGATCAGACAGTGCCCAGTGCAGCGGCGCGCGATCGTCGGCTACGGAGTCTTTCTCCAGCAGCGCGTTCAGCAGGCCACGGGTAACGGTGGTTACCTTGGTGCGAATGGTGATACCGACATCGTTGGTTTCAACGGTGATGGTAGGATACAGGGTCTCGGCGAACTTGGACTGGGTTTCCAGTGCACGCACGTTCAGCGCCCAAGACAGGCCCAGGTTCTTGTCCAGATCCTTGTCGGAGTAATACTCGCGAGCAACGGCGCTGGAGGTCCAGGGGTCACGGCCATAGTCCAGGGACAGGCTGTTGTCGTTGGCGACGGACATGAAGTTGGCGAACTTGGGATCGCTGGACTCACGAGCAACACGGGAGATAAACTCGCTCGGGTTCTCAGAGGCGGCCAGGATGGCAGCACCGGCTACGGCGGCAGCGTGGGACAGGGTTTTGCCGGCAACGCTGTGGTGAGCGGTAGCTTGCGCATCGCGCAGGCCAGCGAAGCCTTGACCGGAACCGAAAGACTCACGAGCGACGATTTTGCCCCAGGCCTCTTTGGTGTCAGCTTTGCCGGTCTGGTTGCTGACCAGGTTGTTACCTTGAGTGATCAGATCGCCAAGGATCTTGATACGTGGTTCTTGAATCATTGTTGGGTACCCTCTTGGAGTAAATGACATGCGTACAGCTGCGTCAACACAGGGTGCTGAGCGAACTGTGTAGACGTACTGTAAGTATCATCTACGATCTTGGTAATGCCACGCATAAATTTGAACAGTTCTGCGCAGAACATTCGCTTGGCCGCGGCATCGTCTGTTGGGTCAAATCCCTCTCCGGGTTTGGCTTCAAGCAGGCGGGCCACAATTTTCTTACCATCTAGCCGGAAGTGCCACCGGATACATTGGAAACACTCTTCCCCATATAAATCGGTCAGAGTGATGTCCGGGGTGTATCCAATCAACGCCAGCACCTGGTCATAGTATTGATTTGGCTGCTCTGGCTGGGCCATGAGCGTCTTGAACAGGGTAATAGCGTCCGCCGACGGAATATACTTCGAGCTGAACCGTGGCTGACATATCATGAGCCAGTTAAAGAACTGGGCTTGGAGTTCATCTACTTTTTTAACAATGACCCCCTTATGTATGTCAGCACTACCTACCCACGGTGGACAGAATTGGATTCGCATAAGGTTGCTCCATGAACGTTAAAACGATGTTAATTACCGCATTGGCCATCCTCCGCATCGAGAGCAAGATGACGGAGCCATCAAAGGAGCACGATCTCATAAGAAGAGTGCTCGCTGAAGCCCGCCTTCCTGAATACGCTGATGAGCAAGATGAACGCGGTGCCTTGATTGAGATCAAGGAGCTCATCGTCCCAATCATTGACGGACATACGGAATACAACGAAAACCAAGTGTTGCGTCGCTTGCGGTTAGCTACAACGCAGATCCGGCCGCTATATGATAGCATCGTGAAGTTCTTCGAGGATGAAGGCATCCCGTCCGACCCCGAAGAGATTCCTGCGTACTACGCACAAACCCTTTCGGCATTCTACTACCAGCTTCGCCAAGGTCTGCAAGGTGGGCAGTTGCTCCAGCATGCTGGGAAGCTTATCGGTGCATTGAAAGGAACCGAAAGCCGCGTATCGCTCGAAGGGGCCATCAAAGACCTGCAAACGTCGCTGCAGTCCTTTGGCACGCGCGCCCATAATAAAATACCGTCGCGTGTGGACGCCATGGTCACCAACGACACCGAGCGCTTTAAGCATTACTTCTCCAGCATCGGGCGCAAGGTCTCTGGACAAGGGCTGGTGACCGGTTGGAAGGACGTGAACCGCATGCTCGGTTGTAACAACGGCATCACTGAAGAGTTGTGGTTAATGCCTGCCCTGCCCTTCAACTGTAAGTCATTGTTCAGTTTGCTACTGTCACTCTCCATTCCGTTGTTTAACACGCCGGAGAAAGTGATGGAAAACGTCAAGGGTGACCTGCAACCCCTGATACTGGATTTGAGTCTGGAGAACGAACTCGATGTGAACATCGGTATCGGTTACCAGGCCATCTACGGACACTACGAAGGTGAATCCCCGAGCTTGGCCTTCGATGAACATGCTCCGCAAGAAGAGAAAGATGCAAAGGTTGCGATTATGTCGGAATACCTTTGTAGCAAGATTCGCCAGAACGGTTGGGAGTACGCATTCGAGCGTCACACCAACAGCGACTTCAAGGTTCAGTACCTTGACGATCTGATTCTGGAGTACCGCCGTAAAGGCTTCCACGTAGCAGGCATCCGGGCTGACTACTTGGGGACCATTAACAAAGCGGGACACGGCGATGGTATCGCTGGGAACGACATCAAAGAAATATACCGGATGGCGCGCAACATTCAAGTGGTTAAGAACCGGGGCTTCATCCTGGCACCACACCAGATCTCTCCCGAGGGCAAACGTCTCAAGGCGCTCGACCCTGCTAGCTTCACGAAGAGTCTCCCCGGTCGCGGTCTGTACGCGAACTGTACCAGCCTAGATAACGAGGCTGACGGCGAGATGTTCTTCAACAAGCGTGTTATCGACGGCAAGTCTTTTTTGGAATTACAACGCGGCAAGCACCGCGTGATTATCGACACTCCTGAAAAACATCATCACACTGTTTTACCTTTCCACCCAGTGGGCATCTTGCCCTGGGACTACGACAGAGACTACACGGTCAGCGCACCGTCTATCAATCACTTCACCGGCGGACTCGGTGGGGATGACATCTTTTAAGACCAGCGCCCGAAAGGGCGCTGGCTTACGGGTATGTTCGCGATCAAAAAAAAGAGAGGGGATGTACGGTCACCCCCTCAAAATACTGCCTGTCACCGGGCAGGCAGCAAAGCTTTGATGGCGCGGTAGAGCGTCACCTTGTGTTCGACGATGTAGTCGATGACTTCTTGTTCAACCAACCCAGCAGGCCAGGTGGTACCATAGTCATCAATGAGGTCGCGGACGGTGGGGAACTCTTTACCCCAGAGTCCTTCGTTCGCACGAGCTTCCCACGGCTGAGCGAAGTACCTAGCCATCGTGGTGAAGAAAGTAGCTTGTTCGACCAAGGTGTCAGTTTTCATCGGAAGGACGATGACTTGGTGCTCCACACCATCCCACGTGATGATTCCTGTCTCAACGTCCATGCTAAGACGACCAGAGACATAATCCTCAACGTGACGGTATTCATGCAGCAGAATTTCGCATACTGCTTCATCGGTGTGATCCTGGCCGACTGTGAGTTGTATCTGCATCAGCGTGTCATCACGCTGTTCTGCCATGGCCATCATGTTGTACGGTATGCCGGGAGGGAGGATTTCTGCCAAGTCCTCGAAGAAGGAGACGCCCACACCGATGGACATATCCGCGGCCATGGCCCATGCGTTCGGGTACAAGTCCATGAAGCGCTCCAGCGCCTCCGGGCTGTTGGTCATGAGGTTGGCGATG